CCGATCTGCCATTAAAAAATGAGATGGATGAAGTTCTCTCAGGTGACACCGAACTAAATACTCTTAGAGTCAAGATTGATTATCTTGAAACAATGATTTATTTTCTTGAATCCGTTCTTGGTCAGATTAAAGCACGTGACTGGCAGATTAAAACTGCAGTAGAATGGAAGAAATTCCTAGCTGGTATGTAATGATTAAAATTGAGAAGTTAGACGAAGTTTATGTTAGAGTTTTTAGCGATGGTTCTATTGAACAAGAACTTGCTGACTTCTTTACATATGAATATCCAGGTGCAAGATTCACACCACAGTTCAGAGCAAGACTCTGGGATGGTAAGGTTCGTCTATATGATCAGATAAGAAAAACTCTTTATGTTGGTCTTGTATCATATGTTGAAGAGTTTGCCACTCGCAATGGGTATGGCATTGAATACGTAACTCCTGTATTCCATCAAAATAATATTACGCACGAGATTGTAGAAGACTATGCTAAGTCACTCAATCCTCATGGTCGTGGTAAACCAATCGAAATCCGAGACTATCAAGTTGAAGCAGTAAAGACTGCTCTCGATAAAGAGCGGACACTCCTATTATCTCCCACTGCGTCAGGAAAGTCATTTATAATTTACACAACGATGCGTTGGCATATTGCACATGATCGTAAATGTATCATTATAGTTCCAACAACATCTCTTGTTGAACAGTTATATACTGACTTTGAAGACTACTCATCTGCCAATGGTTTTAATACTGCAGGTGCGTGCCAAAAATTATATGCAGGATTCACTAAAGAGTTTAGTAAGGATGTATTGATTACAACTTGGCAGTCTGTATACCTACAACCTAAATCTTGGTTTGCGCAATTTGATGTAATCTTCGGAGATGAAGCACATCAGTTTAAAGCAAAATCTCTAACAACAGTTATGGAAAAGATGGACAAGATTCGTTATCGTATTGGAACAACAGGAACACTTGATAATAAGAAGGTTCATCGTTTAGTTCTTGAGGGTATGTTTGGTCCAGTGCATAAGGTTACTACCACCAAAGCACTTATGGACTCAGGAAGACTAACTACCCTAAATATAATGTGTGTGATGTTAAAGTATAACGAAGAAATTCGTAAAGCACAAAAGAATAAAACTTATCAAGAAGAGATGGACTTTCTTGTAAGTAATGAAAAACGAAATAAATTTATTCGTAATCTTGCAGTAAAGTGTGAGGGTAACACCTTAGTACTTTTCCAGTATGTTGAAAAGCATGGTAAGATTTTATATGAATTAATAAAAGACAAAGTACATGAAGATCGTAAAGTGTTCTTTGTTTACGGAGGAACAGATACTACAGATCGTGAAGCAATACGTCACATTACAGAAGGTGAGAGCGATGCTATCATTATTGCTAGTTTTGGTACATTCTCCACAGGCATCAACATACCGTCTCTCGAGAATGTCATTTTTGCATCACCATCAAAGAGCAAGATCCGTAACTTGCAAAGTATTGGTCGTGGATTGAGATTGAAAGATGGCAAGACTAAATGTAATCTATTTGACCTTGCCGATGATTTGCATTGGAAGTCTTGGAAAAACCATACTCTAAATCATGCAGCAGAAAGATACAAAACTTACGCTGAAGAAGAATTTAAAGTTAAAATAGTAGAGGTGGATTTATGTTAGACGAAAACGAATTCTATATTGTAATGAAACTTACTTCGGGAGAGCAGGTTATGGCTGTGCTCAAAGAAGAAGATGAGGAACATGTTCTGCTTGAATCTCCGATGTGCATAAAAACTATTCCCATATTAGAAGCTGGACGTGAACACGTAACTGCTCATCCTCTTTGCCAATTTTCGGATGATAGAACATTTGTAATTGCAAAACGAGACATTATGTTCGTTAAGAAGTTGCATCATCTATTCGTTCCTCATTATCAACGCATTGTAGAAGAACATGAAAGAATTTCTTTTGTTACTAAAAACAAAGATGGTTCTATTGGTTCTGTGGATGAATTAGAATATGAAGATGAACTTACGCAAGAAGAAGCAGTAAGAAGAATCTCTATGTTAGAGGATCTAGCGAAAACTCCAAAAGACGAGGAAGAAGAGAAGAGATACAGAGTATTCGTTGAAGGAAACGATACAGTTAACTAACACGTCACGATCAACCCTAACACAGTGATTATGCCTCAAGACAAATAAAAAAGCAAATTTATTTTATCTGCAATTTTGCAACTGAATAAGATTTGTCTTTTCGTGATGGATGATGTATACTTATGAATAACTTGAACAATATGAGGAAGAAGTATGTATGGCACACTATGTAAATAACGCTGACTTTTTGGCAGCTATCGTTGAAATGCGAGCTAAGAAAAAGACTGCTGAAGAAAATGGTTTACCGAAACCACAAGTAAGTAATTACATTGGTGAATGCATTCTTAAGATAGCAACCCATCTTTCTTATAAACCCAACTTTATAAACTACTCCTATCGTGAGGAGATGATTGCTGATGGCATTGAAAACTGCCTTCAATATATTGATAACTTCGACCCCACCAAATCCAATAATCCATTTGCATATTTTACGCAGATTATCTACTATGCATTTCTCCGTAGGATTGCCAAGGAAAAGAAACAAAGTTATATTAAAGGTAAGATGATTCAGGACATGCCGTTTGAGATGTTCGAGTTACAAGATCAAGATGACACAGGTGAATTTCATAATGCGTATTTAGACTTCATGCAGCAAAATCATTCTTTCGATGACTTCATTGGACGTAAGAAAGAAAAGGCTGCAAAGAAAAAGATGGAAAATACATTGAACAGTTTTTTGGATGATGAAGATGACACAGGAAATAAGACAGTGGATTCGTGAGTTAGCAGCAGGGCATAATATTGTGGCAAGATCTTACCCTGCGCTGGCAAGAAGTTTAAAAAGTAGACGAAAAAAACAAAGTAAAAAACTTCTAAGGAAGTATACTTGGGATGCGTTTGATAACCAATTTGATTTGAGTAAAATTATGGATGATAAGAAAATATTTTTAGGTGTTTCTGATTTTGAAGATTTGGTTACAGCCGAAATCATGAATCGTCGTGTTAGTGCAAATCTAACAACAATACAAAGAGAAACAACTGTCCTTTGCGATCGTCAACGATGGTCCAAGTGGGCAGAAGAACAATACAAAGATTGTTTGTTCGTACAAAGTAATGCATCAACTGGATTTATTGTTGAAGAAAATACTAACAACTTTATTAAGTTTGATGTTAACTCCAACTCAACCACTGTTCGTGCATTCGGTGATGTTGAATTTGCAGAAGACATGATTGAAATTGTTGAGTCTAACTTTGATGTTGTATCTTCTTACATTGAATGGGTATATGGTTCTGATGGTAACTCTGTCAATGTTCCATTGAATCGTGATCGTCTTCCAGTGGAAGAAATGTATCCATTCCTTAATGGCGAATCCCTTGGCGATTACTATGATCGTTACATGGAATCTTCTGCCAACATTCTCCTTTTAATTGGACCTCCAGGAACTGGCAAGACTACATTCATTCGTGGTCTGTTGGCACATCGCAACTGTTCTGCAATCGTAACCTATGACGCAGGCATCCTTGAGAAAGATGGCTTCTTTGCAAAGTTCATCGAGGATGATGCAGAAGTTATGGTTCTTGAAGATAGCGATGCATTCTTGAAATCTCGTAGTGATGGCAACACAATGATGCATCGTTTCTTAAACGTGGGTGATGGTCTTGTTACAACCAAAGGTAAGAAGATGATTTTCTCTACTAACCTTCCAAGCATCCGTGACATTGACTCTGCATTGGTTCGTCCAGGTCGTTGCTTCGACATTGTTACATTCGATGTTCTTAGTGCAGTAGATGCTAAGTCTCTCGCAAAGAAATTGAAAGTTAAATTACCAGAAGTGAAAGATACATACTCTATTGCAGAAGTGTTTAATCAACAATCTGACAATACCAAAAAATCTAGCACAAATAGAAAGGTAGGTTTCATTTGAAGGTAGCCATTATTACTGACCAACACTTCGGTGCTCGTAATGATAGTATTGCTTTTTTAGACTTCTTCGAAAAATTCTATGACAATACTTTCTTTCCTACTCTCGATGCAAATGCTATTGACACTGTTCTTGTGCTTGGTGATACTTTTGATAGACGGAAGTATGTCAACTTCTACGCACTTGATAGAGCAAAGAAAATGTTCTTCGACAAGTTGGAAGAGCGTGGTATTCGAGTGCATATGTTGGCTGGCAATCACGACACTTATTATAAAAATACTAATGAGGTAAATTCTCCAGATTTACTTCTAGTTGAATACGGTAACATTGATGTTATCTCCAAACCAGAAACAATC